TATCAATACTTACGTCTGTTCTTTTCCATCTATTAAATGTAAATGTTACTGGTACCTTGATAATACCGTCCGTATCACCCCAACTCATTGCGATATCGCCTAGAGCAATTGGATATGCATCATATAGTTTAAACTCCATTAACTTACGATCTTTTTCATCGATGGTTGTAATAATAATATCAACTGCGTAATCTTTCTTAAACTCTACTTCATAAGGCTTGAGCTTGCCCTTTCCACCAGCTTTACCATTTACTCCATTGTCAAACTTAATAACACCATTCATCCATTCATAAAAGAATCTATGAACCGTACCAGAACCATCACCATAGAATGACATTTGAATATCTGTAAAGATAGGAGCATAAGGTTTACGCTCAATCGGTCCTACACCATGTCGTCTTATATCTGATGTTGCAAATGATACACCAGGTAAATTTGTAGAATCTGTTAAAAACGGTAATAATATAGGGCCAATATCACCGCGTAATATCTTTGGGTTAGATATAGTTACATAAAAGTGATTAGATCTTTGAAATCCGCCTTGTGCGTTAATCGTAGATCTAAATCTATTAATGCCTTTTCTATCCCCTAAAGGTAGTATATTACCACCTAGAACTGAATCAATAGCGCCTGTAACCGACTCTGGTAAGTAATCGCGTAGCGCATTAGCAGCGCCCGCTACATCTCTACCTTTTGCAAATATGTCACCTAAGTTAGCCATTTATCGTCCTGAAATCTTGTTTCTACTGTCTTTATATACTTCTGCTGCCGTAGCATTTTTAAATCTATGTAACGGCAAGAAAAGCGCTATTTCCCATTCTTCTGGTGGAATGTAAATAAACCTCGAGTCTATTTGATTATTTAGATAGTGTTTAATACACGGTTTGAAATATCTAAATTTAGCAGCACTATTAAGGAGATTATATGATAACTTTAATCTCGTGGTATCATCAAAAGCATCATTATTAATTAAATCATAAAGGTTATCCATTAACTTAGCCCGTAGAGGCATTGGTAAATAGTGCATATTAATACCTAAGATACCGCCTGGCACTTTTTTAATTGGGAATATTAACGGATACCTGTCGTAATAAGGCAGTGTATTTTTATGTTTTGGATCATATGCAAACAAGTACATCTGACCAGTTACAACAGTACTTCTTGCATTCTCGCGCCCTTTAGCTAAAAGCTTTTGGGTATCTAATGTTTTAACTCTCTGTGCCTGATCTTTAAACCATTGTCTAGCCTTATCCGTTCTAGCGTTAGAATCAGGTTGATTTGTAAGTTTTAAAAATTTAGTTAAGATACTTGCCATTACTTAATACCTAATTCCTTTTCGGTCATTACCATAAACTTCCACTTTCTTTCTTCACAATATGTTTTAGCAGCCTTCCATTTAGCTTCATTAATACCATAAGTCATAACCTCTCTAATGTATCTCTTTGTTGTCTTTTCCTTTTTTGGAGGAGGTACTGATTGAGATAGAGGTTTAATCTCTACAACTATTGTTTCTGTTTGACCGTTAGGTAAGCGCTTCTTTAACTTAAAATCCGGGAAATACCTATGTACTCTGCTATCTACCGGTGACCTGTACGGAATACAAAATTCTTCACTAGCCCATTGAAGTACGTCTGGATGTCTATCTAAATAGTCCATAAAGCGTAGTTCCCAAGAGCTACGATAAATAATATTAGTTGGGTCTCCGTGATATTTAGACGGATTCCTGGGCTTAAAATAACCTTTCATGAAAACTATTTATGGCATTCTCAGCAGATACATTTAAAAATGCGGATACGGTTACCCAGCAGTTAACTTCAGCTGCTAGCGGATCATCTTTAACTGGTACTGCCAGCGGGTTAATATCTCAGGGGTCATCATCACTCAGCTCATTAACCTCACTTAGTACTAAGTTAACCGATGCTGGTACCTCGTTTCTTACCGGTGCTAAAGAATCTTTGAATCAACTTGGGTCATTTTCTTCAGTAAGTAAGTTCTCTGATAAGTTTAAATTGCCAAATGCAGCAGCTCAGCTTAAAAAACCAGAGCTCACAAAAGGTAAAACCACAGCACCTGCTGGTAACTTGGTATATCCTAAGGATCCGGGTCCATATACTATTACGTTCTTCTTTAATCAATATTTTAAAGATAGTCCGCTTGCTCCCAAGAAGGATAGACCAGTGGTTAGTATTACACTGCCGATGCCTGCAGATTTGGTTGATAAGTTCTCAACTCAATATTCCGCTAAGGATCTAGGATTCTTAGGTAAAGCTGCTCTTGAATCTGGTGCATTCAAAGAAATTGCAACTGGCGATTATTCTGAAGAAGCAGCTTACGAACTAGGTATGAATGCAAGTAGTTTATTTAAATCTGAAAATGTATACGCTGGTATCAGAACGTTACTAAGTGATTCATCGCTAGGTAGTGCGGCAGATAGAGCAACAGGCACTGCATTGAATCCGTATACAGCACTACACTTTCAAGGTGTTAATTTAAGAAAGCATTCGTTTAAATTTAAGCTATCTCCAAACTCTAGAGATGAAGCTGTTGTATTACAGAACATTATTAGAGCGTTTAAAGAAAGAATGTTACCGGAGAAGAATGGACTTTTATTTCTGGTGCCAGATACATGCATTATTACATTTAATACTCCTAACGTTCCGTATTCATTCAAAACCTGTTTCTTGGAAAATCTATCTATTAATTATGCTCCGAGCGGTGTACCATCGTTCTTTAAAGGCGGGGAATTTGCTACAGAAGTAGATATTATGTTAGAATTCGGCGAAACAGAACCTGTAACTAGAGATGATATCGAAGCTAGTGGCGGCGATGTTACTGGCTCATTTGCACCGTATAACGCATCAGCTAAGCCTGGTGGGATCATTAAAGATGCCGCTCAAGTTGTCGGTGATAAGACATTCTCGCCGCAGCTCGATGTATTTGATAAAGACGGGAAGAAAATACCATAATGTTTAATTACTTTTCAAAATATCCAATTGTAACATACAATGATTCAATAGCAGTTAATATAACTGCTAAAGTTAAATTTACAGAAGCAGCAAAGAAGGTTGGAGCTATTTTTTATCCTTACGCCGTGTCTGATGGTGAAAGGCCTGATATTATTGCAGCAAACTATTATGATGATCCAAGATATAGTTGGTTAATATACCTAGCTAACGATATAGTTGATCCTTATTATGACTGGGTACTAACGGAAAAAGAATTTAGAGAGTTTATTATTAAGAAGTATGGCTCAATTGAGCGGGCAAACAGAGAAATTGCATATTGGGAAGATAATTGGCATGGTGATGAGACTACAATTACACCTGCTGCCTATGATGCACTATCAGCTGCAAGAAAAAAGTACTTTAAACCAGTAACAGGTATTCAAGGTAATATTGTAAGCTACGATAGAAATCAATTGAACCTTGCTGTCGAAACAAATAAAACAATAGAAATTACCGTTGCTAATACATCCTTATATACTATTGGTGAACAAATTACACAATCAACATCTGGCAGTACTACCGGAAGTGGATTTATTAAAGGAATTAATGATAATAAGATTGTGGCGCAAAATATCCTAGGTACAATGGCTAATACTAGCGGTAGTGTTGGTAATATTATAGGTACTGATTCTGGTACAAGTTCAGCTGTATCTAACGTTATAACTATTAACAATGCTATACCAGCCGACGAATTATCATATTGGACATACGTTACAAAGTATGACTATGAAAATCAAATTAATGAACAGCGACGCTTTATTCAACTAATTGACAAATCATATGTTGATCAGATTGAAAAAGAGATGGAAGAGTTGTTATGACAGATTTAAAGCGATATGAAGCTGGTGACGTTAGATTAATTGGTATTAAGTTAACTAATGGTTCCGCTACTGTAGACCTTAAAGGGGTTACTTTATCGCTATCGATATACGAAGATATTGAAGCACCAACCGTATATGCTGAATTATCTATCAGTGATGCTTTAAATATTGTAAGATCGTTTCCTATAATTGGTGAAGAAAATATTGAGATATCGTTTCTCACACCCGGTCGTGATAAAATTACTACATACAAACTGCGCACGTTTGCTATAGAAAGTACTAGCATCGGTGATAATAATCAATTTTCAACATATGTTCTTAAATGCGTATCTGCTGAGCATTTTATAAATGCAGTACAACAAGTAGATAAAGCGTATGATAGCACGGTTGGGGAAATGATCATCGATGTACTAGTTAATGAATTACAAACATCTAAGCCGTTTACTGTTGAGAGCACTCGCGGGTTAATAGAAACGATCGTGCCTCGTATGAGTCCTTTTCAAGCTATCGATTTTCTTAGACAAAAAGCTGTTGCTAAAAGAGCATCTGGCGGGGTGTTTGTATTCTATGAGAATCAATACGGGTTTAATTTCCTATCCTTAGAGAAGCTTATTGAAGAGGGTAAAAAGAATATTAATTCTAAATCGTTTACCCATTCCCCTAATATTACCTCTGATAAAGATACGCAGCAACACGCTTTCAGAAATATTACACGACTACAGCATCTAACTAAATTTGATACTATCGATAAATTATCGAACGGTCAATTTAAAAATAGAGTGCTATCATATGATATGCTATCTAAAGGTCTTACCAGCACTAATTTTAATCTGGTAGAACAAGCTAAAGTGTTTGAAACTGGTGAAAAAAAGACAAGACTAACTAACACCGATACATTAATTAAGACCGCCGATACTGTGACACCTTATATAATGTTCGCACCAAAAGATACCAGCAAAGGTAACGACTTTGTCACTGATCTACTTGGATATAGACAAGCGTTTACAACTATGTTTAATCAGAATATAGTACGATGTATGATATACGGAGATAACTATCTAGCCGTGGGAGACATGGTGGCACTTAACCTACCTGATACATCCGGTACCACTGAAAAGAAAGTAGGAGATAAACGGTATTCTGGTAACTACATGATAACTAAGTTGCGTCACATGATATACCAGGTAGATAGAAAGTTTAAGTATGATATTGCTATGGACTGTAATAAAATAGGGTACAATGAATGACGACTAAGAGACTAGGCGAAGAAGGCTTCCGATGGTTTATTGGAACAGTAGAGGATAGAAACGATCCTTTAAAATTAGGTCGTGTGCGTATTCGTATTATTAATGTGCATTCTGAGAGACAGTCAAGAATTAGAACAGAAGAATTACCGTGGGCAAATATACTTAATAGTCCTAATAGTGCTAGTTATGATAAGGTAGGGATATCTCCTACAGGCATAGCAGTAGGTTCGACGGTAATAGGATTTTTTATGGACGGTAAGGATGGTAATCATCCAGTTGTTATGGGTACACTTGCCGGAATACCAGGATTTGATTTAAGACAGCACGATGTACCGAGTGAAGCTAGAGAGTTAAATTCTATTCAAAAAGAACAAGTTGGCCCTGAACCAGTGTCTGCTTATGCAACTAAATACCCATACAATAAGGTATTAAGAACTGAGCGCGGCCATGTT